TCGCCGCGTTCGTAGAGGGCGGTCAGCAATTGGGCGGTCCTGGAGCCAACCGTTTTCGACGGCGCCTTGGGTTCGGCGCGCAAGATGCGTGGCATAGGATCTCCCCAGTTCTACGGTAACGGTCTGTGTGCGTTTTGTGCAATGTGATGGCACGAATCGCGCGTAAACCATAACGCCGTGACATGGAGAAAGTTCGAGCACGGTTGAGAGAGGGGAGCCATTCCTTCAATCGCGAACTTTCCACCACCCGATTTCGTTGACAGCCTCCCTGTCTGACCTCCCGCCCGTATCCCAAACATTCGCCAGTATTTGCGTTTCGGCGCGGTTCTCCAGTTCGAGACGTGCACGTCCGGGCCTCGCTCTCAACCATGGTGGTTGAGCCCCTTGGCCTCTCTCAACTCCCCGAACTCTCGGGTTTCTCTGTTGACGCCTCCGCGTTTGTTGACACTCCGTTTGAGAGAGGGGGACCGATTAGACAGTTTCGAACTCGCGTGAGTATCTATTGACAGAGCCAGACGACGCGCCAGGCCGCCCAGCGGAAGCCGTTGTGGGCCGGACACCCAAAGGACCGGCAACACATGGAACTCCGCGACCGCACTACGGCCGAGGCCGTCGCCCAGATCGCCACTCTTCTCGCCCAGGCATACCAGCGCTACCGGCGCGTCCGGCGCATCGAACTCCCCAAGTCGGACGGCGGAGAAACCGTCAACGGAGAACTTGATAACGCGCGCCCGGAGAGCCTTCATAGTCATGAGGTTGACGCGTGAAGAAGACCCTCCGACAACAGATCGACGAACTGGCCGCGATGGATGTCGCCGCGCTGCAGACCCGCCACCTGGAGTTCTTCGGTAAGGAGACCACATGCGCACACCGGCAGCATCTGTTTCGGAAGCTGGCTTGGCATCTCCAAGCCAAGGTGCAAGGCGGGCTACCGGAGTCGGCGATCGAACTGGCGCGGAGCATTGCCCGGGACACGCCGCTCCGGGCTCGCGTGCTGACGAACGTGGAGCGGCTGCGGGCAGGCATGCCGATGGACAACTCATCGACGACCACCATCGAGCCGGCGCACGATGCCCGCACTCCGCTGCCGGGAGGGCTGATCGTCAAGCAGTACCGGGGCAACACGTATGTCGTGACCGTGCGTGACAACGGCTTCGAATACGAGGGCTGCCTCTTTCCATCGCTGAGCGCCGTCGCCTTTGAGATCACGCGCACAAAGTGGAATGGCTACCTCTTTTTCGGCCTGACCAAGGAGAAGTCCAATGGCCGGAAGTAATAGCAGCGCCTTTGGTTTGACGGCACGCCGTGGCATGCGCTGCGCCATCTACACGCGCAAGTCCACCGAGGAAGGACTGGAGCAGGAGTTCAATACGCTCGACGCGCAGCGAGACTCCGCCGAGGCCTACATCCGCAGCCAACGGGAAGACGGCTGGGTGGCCCTGCCCGATCGCTACGACGATGGCGGCTACACCGGCGCCAACATGGAGCGGCCGGCGCTGAAGAAGCTGCTACAGGATGTCCGCGACGGGCTGGTCGACTGTGTGATGGTCTACAAGGTCGACCGGCTGACTCGATCCCTGCTCGATTTCGCGCGGATCATGGAGGTACTCGACAAGCACGGCGTCAGTTTCGTCTCGGTCACCCAGCAGTTCAATACGACCGGATCGCTGGGCCGGCTGACCCTGAATATCCTCCTCTCCTTCGCCCAGTTCGAACGCGAGATGATCGCCGAGCGCACGCGCGACAAGATGTCTGCCGCCCGGCGCAAGGGACGATGGGTCGGCGGCATCCCCATGCTCGGGTACGATCTCAGCGATCGCGGTGCACGCCTCGTGGTCAACGAGGATGAGGCCTCGCGCGTCCGGGCCATCTTCGACCTCTACCTCGAGCACGGCTCGCTGATCCCGGTGGTGCAGGAGCTGAATCGCCGCAACTGGCGCATGAAGGAATGGACGACCCGCAAGGGGACACTCTCCGGCGGTAAGCCGTTCATCAAGAACCGTCTCTACAACCTGCTGACGAACATCGTCTACATAGGCAAGATCGAGCACGGCGGCCAGATCTATGACGGCGAGCACGAGGGCATCCTCGATCCGGAGGTCTGGCAGCGCGTGCAGGACCGGCTCCGGTTCAATGGGCGTACCGGCGGCCGCCAGGTTCGGAACAAGTATGGGGCGGTCCTGAAAGGCATCCTGCGCTGCGGCAGTTGTGAGGCCGGGATGGCGCACACCTATACGCAGAAGGCGCCGAACAAGCTTTACCGCTACTACGTCTGCATCAACGCCCACCAGCGAGGATATGACCAGTGCCAAACGCGGTCGGTGTCCGCGCCGCAGATCGAGCAAGCCGTCGTCGACCAGATCCGCGGAATTGCGGCGAATCCATCCGTGGTCGAGGAGGTGGTCCGGCAACTGGGCGAACAGCAGAGCACCCAGCGGGAGGCACTCGAACGCGAGAAGCGGGTGATGGAGAGGGAGTTGAGCCGTCTCGCGGGGGAGATCCCGAGCCTCGTCCGGGCGGGCGGAAAGCACGTCGCCGACAAGATGGCGGAGTTGCAGGATCGGATCAATGTCCTGGAAAGTCAGTTGCGCTCGGTGTGCGACCAACTCGCTGAGACCGTAGACCAGATCACCGATCCGGCGTCTGTGCTCCGGGCGCTGCGGGAGTTCGACGTCCTATGGGAAGAGATGAAACCGCGCGAGCAGGAGAAGTTCGTCAAGACGCTCGTGGAGCAGGTAACCTACGACGGGCGGACCGGCAAGGTGACTGTCGGCTTCCGGACGGCGGGGATCCGGCAACTATGCATTGAAGTGAGGGCCAGCAAGTGAGGCAGGAATCAAAGACCTTCGAGATCGAGTTCAACCTGAAGCCAGGCGTCCGAGCCATTGACCGGCAGTCCGGAGAAAAGCCCAAGCAGGAGGCAGCACGCCGCCGCTTCGACCGTTACCCGCGCATCGTGCAGGTGGTCGCCTTGGCCATCCACTTTCAGGACATGCTGGATCGCGGCGAGGTCCGGAACCACACTGACCTAGCCCGCCTGGGCTGCATCAGCCGCGAGCGCATGAGCCAGATCATGATGCTAGCCTGGCTGGCGCCGGACATCCAGCAGGAGGTGCTCGGCCTGCCTAAGACGCGGGGTGGCCGATTTCCGGTGTCAGAGACCGCGCTGCGATTGGTGGCGCGACTGCCGGCGTGGGAGGTGCAGCGTGAACGGTGGGAGGAGTTGGCCCCCAAGGTTAGAGATTCGCTATAACGGCTTTCGTGGAAAGCGTTTGTAAGGCACCGAAGACTTCCAGCGCTGACAGTAGTCGCCTCGACTAGGCCAGACCTCTTACTCTCCGGATTGCCGACGATTCGAGGAGAGTGAAATCAAAGCAGCATGCGGTGATTACGATAGCGGGCTCCTTCGCGCTCCGTGAAAGGCTAGCGTCCGCTGATCTTCGTCCGGACGGTGTTCATTCCTAGCCTGGGTAGAACCAACGCGAAGATCGTCCGCCGACGGAAGAGAAGGTCCCGAGGTTAAGATAGAACCCTTCATGGATCTTCGCATTCAAATCGACGTTGACGCCGGCGGCCAGTACCGGTTCCGCGTCAGTGCCGGTACGCGCGAGTTCACGACAGCCGTCGATCCGCATCTTGCGACAAGCCTCCATGAGGATCTGCGGCTGTTGCGCTGGAAGTCAGTCGGGGCTCGCGACCCGGGCGATGTTCTGCTCAATGACGTCGGAGAGCGGCTCGCCGCTCTGATCGCATCACCCGAGCAATGGAATGAGCTGGGATTGGCCAATGAGGCGCGGCAGGTGCGCGTTCAGTTCGCGCAAGCAGTGCATCCGTTGATGCCGTTTCCATGGGAACTCCTTCGTGTCGATGATACGTTCCTGATCGGGGCGCCAGGCAGTCATCTTGTGCGCTACGTACCCGCGACCGCTGCAAGAAGTAAACGACGGAATCCTCTTGTCGATATCGTTCACATGAGCTTGGGCTCGGACAATGGACTCCGCTTCGATGAGGAACGCTGCAGGCTCCTCGAAACGGTCCCCACAGGCATCCCGATGGAGTTTCTTATCGATCCGTCCCCTGGCCACGTCGAGGCGGTGTTGGACGGGTTTCGCCCACAAATCGTTGTCATTTCCGGGCATGGCCGTTACGACGACCTTCAAGGTGAACACCATCTCTTCCTTGGCGACGGTCGGCGCGCCCGGACAGCACAGCTTGTCGGGCTGTGCGCTTCCTATGGGTGCAAGCTTCTCATCCTTTCGACGTGCGAGAGCGCTCGTCTCGGTGGACCTGTGGTCAATGAGGGGGCGATACTCCCTGCGGATCTCATCGCGTTCACGTTCCCCCTGGATTCAACAACCGCCACGAACAGCATCGCCTGTCTGTTCCGTGAACTGGTTCGGGGTCGAACCGTTGAGGAGGCGATGATGGCGGTGCGAGCACTCGATACGGCGGATGAGTATGCGTTCTTCAACGCCGTCCATCTCCATCGAGAACGTGCTCGTTCGTTGCGCATCACGAATGCCATTCCTCCCTTGGCCGGCTCACCTGCACCACGATGTCCCGGCATGGAGCTCCAACTGAGTACGTTGAACAGTTTTGCGCACCAGACCGGGCCGACAACCCTGCTCGCGCCGGTGGGTGCTGGCGGTGATGCGGCAATTCAGCATTGGGCAGCACTTGTTCGGCGGTCGCAGAGCATGTCCGCTCGGTGGCGTGTTGAGAACGACGGTACGCCAATTCTCGACGTCCCTGACGGCCAACTCGTGCGGCTGGCGCACCCACATTCGTTCATTCCCGTGCCCGGAGAGAACATCGTGTACTGCGACGGGATGGACAAGAAACTCGCTGTTCGCTTGCTCGCAGCCGAGGATCGCGGCCTCGCGGATCGGGTAAAGAACCATCCCCTCATCGGTGTATCTGGGTTTGTGCAAGACCTGATCGCTGGTCGGACAGAAGACGAGGCGGTCGCACGCTTTGAGCGCGAAAACCGCATGGCTGAGCGGGCCGCTAGACTGAATCGCGACGGCATCGTATTTGCGAGCTGGCTCGTATCCAACCAGGGAATCGCGAGGACCACCTTCGCTGAACGGGCCGAGTTTGCGAACATGATGGAGAACTTCGGAGTCCCCTCGGCGGTCATCCTGGCAGGCATAGAGAACGCGCTCGCTGCAACCGTCATTCACGAGGAAAACGAAGCGCTGCTGCTAGCGCCGGAATTCATGCTGCTTGGCGAGCGATGGTTCCCCAACTGGCGAGCAGAGCATCGCGAAGGATTCCGGCGGCTCGTAGGCGCGATGGGTATGCTCGCCGCGAGCGGCAGGATCGACCCCCGGGATGTCCGGCTGCTCGATTGGGCGATCCGCATTGAAGATTGGGAAGTGGCCCCATTGATGTGCATCACGCTTTGCCGGTGGTTTGGTATGAACGGTAGGCTGCACGAGATGAAAGGCTTTATTGAGCAGCTAGTCCCCCACGCGACGGGCCTTGAACGCGTGGTCCTTCGCGGGCACCTCGTCACAATCGCAATGCTTCGGGGTGACTACCGTACCGGCCTTGTGGAGAACGAACGGATCGAGGCTGAGTTGCAGGCCTTCCGGGATAACGACGACTACATCAAGAACTTGCAGGCGACGATCACGCAGCAAATTGACTGCCTGATAGAGCTCGATAGGCTCGACGATGCCGAACGGCGCTGGCAGGAGGCGCACGATCTGCTCCAGCAACTCACGGAGGACCAAGGAGAAGCCGAGGCGCGGCTCATGGGACAACTCGCCCACATACGCCGTGAGCAAGACCGGTCGGATGAGGCTATTGCTGCCGCGTCACGAGCAGTGCAACTCGCCGTAGACACCCATTGCCCGGAGGTGCTTGTCGCAGAGCTACGGCATACGAAGGCAGACTTGCTCCGACGAGCCAACCGCGACAGGGAAGCGGTCGAGGAGCTCAACGCGGTGGAGAACGTGCAGATGCCCCCTGCGCTTCGCTCCCGATTTCTCCACCTGAAAGCACTCCTCCTCGAACGGTACAACGCACCCGACGCACTAGAGCACTTTCTAGAGAGCTACCAGCACGATCTCTTGCGGGGCGATGAAGCGGGAGTGGCCATCTCACTGCACGCCATAGCGCGCATCTATATCGACGAAGAGGAATACACCCTAGCAAGGGAACGGATTCGGGAAGCGTTGCCACTGGCGCACAACTGCGGGCTGATCAATGTTGTTGCAAGCCTTTCGTTACTCTGGGCAGAAATCGATCTCATCGAAGGAAAGAAGACGAGCGCCGCGACTTGGCTTATGACAGCGCGCAACAAGTTCGCCGAAAACAATGACGGAGACGGCGTAGAGAATGCGACGAGGCTGCTAGACAGACTCCGAGCCGAGGAGTAGCGGAGCCCAAGCGCAGAACGATTTCAGCTGCTACCCATTCGCTTCGTCGAGAAATATTTCTCTGTACGTCGCATCGTTATAGAACTCGTCTTCGGCAGGAACGACATAGTCGTTCTTGTTGGTGATGAACCCAACGAGAACGCCGTACAACCAGTCCCTCCCCAGCGCGGCCGGGGTCTGGACATCTGGGCGAAAGAAAACAGCACCGGCCCCCTCGGTGAAACCTGCCTCGATGAAACACTGTGCGACAAACTCGGAGCAGAAGTACCGTTTGTGGCCGAAGAAAACGACCTTCTTCTTAGACTCTGGCGCCCGATTGAAGAAATCCTGCAGCTGCTGGTGGATCGTAGCGGCGTGTTTCTTCGGCTTCCACAGCAGCTTGAAGGCGCCGATGAAACTATACTTCGCCTGGCGCTGGATTTCACGCTCAACGAACGCCTTGAGCTTGCGAACTCGGTCCTCACTCCAAACATAGGAACTTCGAAAAACCGCAACATGAGCGTAGCGCTCCAATAACTCCGCAAGCGACACCTGTTGCAAGCCGCCCGTGGTAGACTCCGCAACCATTCCGGCGCCGACGGAGATGGCCGCATGGACATAGGGGCTGCCTGTGACATCTTCAATCCTTCGCTGCGAAAAATCGCTATAGGGTCCGCAGTTACAAAGCAACACGTCGCCCGGTTGGACATCGACAGCGTTCAGCAGGATTGGTTTCTCATAGTCGGTATTCGCCACAATTGCACCTCGCTCTCAAGATATTAGCGTCGCAACGCATGACTGGTCCAAACCAAAGACAGTTACTGCAGACCGCGGCCGATTAGGATTCTTCAGTAGAGGCGGAAATCCTGTGCTCTAGTTCAATGTCGCCTACTGGTCAGACCTAAAAGACTCAAAGACCGTGCTCCAGAGCGCCCGGCTCTGCGTAAAACGAAATGGCTCGACTTCGAGCCCCATCCAGTCCCGGAGTCGCTGTGCGAGACGGAGGATGTCTTTATCGTCACCCCTCCGCGTCAGCTTCCCTCCGTTGCGGAGGAATTCCAGGAGTACTCGACCCTCGGCTGTTGGGCGGCCGACTTGGTCGGCGAGGCCGAGCGCGCGGAGGTCATATTCCTCCGTTCGAACACCAGAGCGCTCCGCCGCCTCCAGATCGGTGCGACTTGTGGTCTCGTCCGAAATGGTCCTGGCGGCGAAGACCTCCTTTGTCCGAACAGAGATCGCGATACGGCCATCAGGCAGTTCGGTGAATCGGCATTCGTCCCATCGTGCCGGTTGCACCGGAAAACCGTCAACGCGGTCCAGGCTGATCTGGAATAGGCACCGGTAGCCTCCGGTTCCGTGCACCGCCCGAATCGGCTCGCCGTTGATGGGGAACACCGTCGAAAGACGTTGGCGGAGGTCGCTGACCTGCTTCCGAAATGTGGCCGCGCCCTGCTCGGATACGGTTCGACTTCGAGCCGGAGTCTGGCCACCGACGCGTGCGAGGGTGCAAAGCAACTGCCACAGCCGGTCGGTTGTTCCGGAGATGCCGAGATCCTCAAAGCCGAACTCCTGCTCCTGGTTTCGGAGGCGCGCCACGATGGTGTGCTCCCGGACCACCAGACGGAGATCGGCCCATGTTGCGTCTGCCGGTACCGGGAAACTGGCCACTGTCTTCGCCGGCGTGACACCACGCTCACTCGGCAGCGCGTCCCCAACGTAATCGAGGTCCACGACTATTCGGTCGTCGGTGATGGAGGCCAGGTCGGCCAGGCGGAAGGCCGACGCCTTTCGTTCGGATGGCGTTTGGCTGGGAACCAGAATGACCGGCGAAGGAGCATCCTCGATCTGGGGGCATCGGTCCCAAAGGGTGTGGGCGTCCTCGCGGGCGGCGCCGACGACGAAGAAGAAGTCGCGGAACCGCCCGGCGACATGGCGGCGGCCGAGAAACCAGACCCGACCTGGCAACAGGACGGAGTCATTACCGATCAACTCGAGCGCCCGGCGTGTTGCCTGGGCGATCGCATCGAGGTCAATGGCCCAGCGGCGGAGGCGCTCGATGGAAACGGAGGCACCTCCATTTTCAGGGCACGGGACGAACGGCGCCGACCTGCCGGTGGTGGCGTTCTGGACCCAGGCAACGTTTTCGACGTGACCGTCGCCGCAGGCCTCGCAGCGGGCCCACGTCGCCCGGTCCGTTTCCTTCAGCAAGCCAAGGTTGCAGAGCAGTTCGAACTGCCCTGGCGGCGACCACTCGATTTCCTCCGCCGAAAATGAAGACTCCTCGCACTCGGCGCGGGACCAGAGTTCGCGGAGCAGATCACTCATCGTTTGCGATCCCCCAGTCGCGGAGGCAGCGGCGGAGGATCAGATCTTCGTCGCTGTCGCGGAGAGAGCAGCCGGCAGGATGCGTGATCGTGAAACTCACGGTCTTCGGCCGCTTCCGCCCGTTCTCGAACACCGCCTGGAAGGCCGCCTGTGTGACGCGGAACTTGTCACGCGGCAACCGAACCTCATTGAGAGCCTCAGCCACGAGATCGAGGGCACTCTTTCGGGAGTTTCGGCCGCCGGCGTCGAAGATAATGCGTCCGTCGTCGTTCCACTTCTGAAGCCGGATCGACTTCAGCCGAGTGTGCAGGATCTTGTCTTCCGGACGTGTCGGGAAACGAAAGTGCGGGTTCAGCAGCGGCTGAAGGTCGTATGGCGGCTTCGGAACACGCTTCGGGACCTCGTCGACGCCGAGGATGGTGCGCGCGAAGATGCCGGCCAGGTTCTCGCGGACGTCGGCACTGCCCTCGGCGTAGAGTTCCGCGGTGCCGGTGCTGCGGTCGAACATGACCACGACCTCGAATGCCGGCTTCCATTCCTTGCGGGCGAAGTTGCCGTCATCCTCGTAGCAGATCATCGTGTCTGAGTAGTCGGCGGGATAGGCGAAGAAGAAGTCGATGTGACCGGAACGGACAAAGTGCTCGACCTTGCAGTGCTCGCCGCGTCCTTGGGCCTCCTGGTAGTACCGCGATACGGTCGCGCCGAACTGCTCGAGGGTGAGTTCGTTGATCGCCGGTGCCATCTTCGGCATCCCGTTTCGCTTCTCGGTCGATCGGCGAGGCAGGCTCTCCCAGTGCGCCAGTGCCTTCGCCTCCTCGAAGATCGCGGGGTGTTCGAGGAAAACCCGAAACGCGCGCTCATAGGCATTCGATTGCTTCTGCATCGATGCCGCGAGGTCGACGCCGTGCTCGCGCGCGACCTGGATCAGCCAGGGAGTGTACTCGCGTGCCGCCATCTCCCACACCGCGCGGAAATGGCCGCAGATCTCTTGTACCTGCGCCTCCGGCAGTTGAACGATGGCGTCGTGGACAGCCTCGATGCCCGTCTCGGAGAGCTGATCCCACAGGATTTCTTGGAGTTGGCTTCGCTTCGCGAAGTAGTCCTGCAACAGTCCATTTGGCACATGCCGCAGAAACGCTTTTGGGGTGAAGTGCATGGGCATACCGATCCTCTAGATGGACCGAGGCCAGCAGTACCCAAGCAAGCGTTTTACATCGCTGCCGGGGCCTGGGGGGACCGGCCTGGAAAGTCCGTGGTGATTAACATGAGCCTCGATTTTAGCATGGCGAACATAAGGCGAACAATTTCCACGAGCCAATCGCCTGATGGCAATCAGGATCCAGTTCTTGCCTGGATCCTGCCTTTGCAAGGCTGTGGAAAACTCCGCATCGCGGGCCGCGTTTGTGAGCTTCACAATTCCGGCGAGGGGTCCGGAGAGAAAATGTTGACCCGAGAGCGAAAATCTTCACCCGTCCTTTCAAGCACTTAGCTGTCTCATCGCTCGCCATCGGCTCCGGAATGTGAAAGTTCACAGGAAGGGTAGCAGGGAAACCGAAAATGACTTCACCTGCTACGAACCCTCCGAAGCGGAATGGGGATGCCACCAAGGCTCCGCCGGCTATCGCTGCGGCGCACGAGGCCCTGATCCGCGACTCCTTTGACGACATTGCCTTGTTAGTCGGCTCCGCCGCCGCTATCCACAACCTCGACGACGACATCCTCTGGACGGTCATGAAGCGGCTCGACCGGATCCGCGTCCGACTGCTCCGCAACCTGAGTGGCGTGACCGGGCGCGAGGAGTTTGAGCCGACCGCCGTTCGGCCGCCGCGGACTCACCCCGCCGTTGATGAATTTCTGGCGCGCAACCGCAGCCGGATGGGGGAGAGCGCCGCATGATCCGCCCTACCGCTTTTCATGACCTTTCCCCCGAACGCGCGCGGCTCGTGCGGCTGTTTCAAACGATCAACTTCGGCCGGATCGAGGAATTGGAGATCCGCAACGGCGAGCCGCAGTTCAGCCCGGCGCCGCGGGTCTTCGTCGAAGTGAAGCTCGATGCAGAAGATGGCCCGCGCCCGGAATCGCGGCTCAGTGACTTCGCGTTGCGGCGTCCGATTGAGCGGTTCTTCGAGCAGGTCGCACGCCTGGAAGACGGCACTATCGAGCGGATCGAGGTCCGGCATGGGCTGCCGTTCCGGATGATCGTTGAGGCTGTGCCGGCAGGGGTGTTGTCATGACGCCCGTACCTGCGACCATCGATCCCTTCGCTCTTCAGCAAGCCGGGATTCGCGCCAGCCAACTCGTCGCATCCTTCGGTTTCCCTCGCGCCGACTGGGACGATCTGCGCCAAGACTTGCTGCTCGACTACCTGAAGCGCAGCCGCCACTACCAGTCGGGGCGCGGGGAACACCGGGGCTTCATCTTCGGCGTCGTCCGAAATCGTGCCGCGCGTCTCGCCATCCAGAACGGCCGGCGTCCGACGTTCATCAGCGGCGTCGACGACCGGGTGCTGATGCGGAGTTCCTGCGCTGAGCCGCCCGCACCGGCATTGGCCCGCTCAATCGAACTGCAGATGGATGTGCGCAAGGTCGTCGCGTCCCTTCCGGAGCACCTGCGCGAGGTTGCTGTCCTGCTCAGCCGGATGTCGGTGGCAGAGGTGAGGCGGGAGACGGGCAAGTCGCGGCCGCGAATCTACCAGATGATCGGCGAGATCAGGCAGGCCTTTCGGGAAGCGGGCCTTGCACCAAGCGGAGGTGCCCGATGAGCGCCGCCCCGATGGTAACGACCTATTCGATGTGGAGCCTTTTCCGGAATTGCCGGAAGGCGGTCGACTGGCGGTATCTGCAGAACCTCGCGCCAATCGAACGTGACCGCAACCTGCACTTCGGATCTCTGATCCACGAATGCCTGGAGATGTGGCATCGGGATCGTGACCTCGCGAGCGTGCTCGACCACATCGACCGCCGGTGCGCGGGCCGAGCGCAGGACGAGGACCAGCGCCGGGATTGGCATTACGCCACCGCCATGATGAAGGGCTACGCGGAGCTGTACGCAGTGGAGGAATTCGAGGTGATCGCGCTCGAAGAGACCTTCACGAACATGCCGATCGTGAATCCCGCAACGGGCGCTACTTCGCGCAGCTTCGTGTTGGCTGGCAAGGTGGATGGCATCGTTCGAATCGACGGCGACTACTACCTGCTCGAACACAAGACAGCGGCGCAGCTTGGATCCGACTACCTGGAGCGGTTGTGGACGGACTTCCAGATCACCCTCTACGCCTGGTATTTGGAGCAGCGTTTCGGCTTCCAGATAACGGGGATCCTCTACAACATCCTGGTCAAGACGCGCCTGCAGCAGAGCCAGGGCGAAACCGAGGAGGAGTTCGAAGCGCGGCGGTCTGAGTTGCTGGCCAAGTCGAAGACCGGCAAAACGACCGCCAAGCGCAAGCTCCCCGAAACCGACGAAGAGTTTCAGCAGCGGCTGGCGGAGAAGTACGCCGAACCTGGCATGTTCCACCGCGAGCGGCTCTATATCTCGCGCGACCGCTTCGCCGTCTTGCAGGCCGAGTTGTGGGAGCTGACGCAGTCATTTCTCGACGCCCGGCGGCGGGGCGCCTTCTACCAGAACACCAGCTTCTGCTTTAACTACCAGCGGCCTTGTCCCTACTTCGCGTTGTGCCGTTCGAACGGAAATCCCAACGTGATGGAGAACTTCTATCAACGCGTCGAGCCGCACGAAGAACTCCGTGTTCTCACCGCCGACGCAGTCACCCCAGCTTTCTGATCGAGGAGAAATCATGCCACTACTGCCAACTGCCAAGACCCAACCGAAGCCCAACCTCGCGGATCTGACCGTGCTGGTCTATGGGCAAACGAAAATCGGCAAATCGACGCTGTGCTCGAATGCCGACAACGCACTGTTCCTCGCCACCGAGCCTGGTCTCAATGCGCTCGATGTCTACCAGGCGCCGATTCAGACCTGGGAGGATCTGCTCAACGCGTGCGCGGAGATCGGTGAGGGAAAGCATCCCTTCAAGACCGTCGTCATCGACACGATCGACAACGCCTACAAGTTCTGCACCGACTACATCCTGCGGAAGTTCAAGGTTGAGCACGAATCCGACCTCGCGTACGGGAAGGGGTACGCGATCGTCAACAACGAGTTCCAACGGGTACTGACGAAGCTCGCGTTCCTGCCCTATGGGCTGTTCCTCATCTCGCACGCCAAGGAGATCGAGGTGGAAACGCGGACCGGCAAGTACACGCGCATCGTGCCGACGTTGCCCGACAAGGCCCGCAAGATCGTGCTGGGCATGGTGGACATGGTCCTCTTCTGTGACCTCGAGGTGGCCACCGGGGAAGACGGGGCCCAGAGTGTACGCCGCGTGATCCGCACAAAGCCCAGCCTCTACTACGAAGCCGGCGATCGCACGGGGCGGCTCCCCGAGACCATCGACCTCGATTTCCGCAAGTTCATGGACGCCTTCAATACTCCCGTGGCCCCGCTGAAACCGGTTGCCGCAGCGAAGGCGCCAGCAGCGGCCAAGTGAGTTCCCGACAGGAGAAGAAACCATGAGTAAACATTCGATTGATCTCTCGCAGTTCGATGATGGATTCCGCAGCGAGCAGCCCGAAGAGCGAAGCGACTTCGAGAGCGTGCCTGATGGCAAGTACCAAGTCAACGTGGAGAAGGTGGAACTGACCGAGGCGCAGTCGACCGGAAACCCGATGATCAAGTGGACGCTCCGCGTCATCGCGCCGAAGTTCGTCAACCGGCTGATGTGGCGGAACAGCGTGATCACCCACAACACGCTGAAGTACGTCAAGACCGACCTGCACTTGTGCGGGCTTGACCTGGAACGGATCTCCGAGTTGCCCAAACACCTGAGCAAGCTGCTGGACGTCAAGCTCGAGGTCACCAAGCGCACCAAGGGCGACAACGAGAACATCTTTTTCAATCGCCGCATCGACACCAGCCGCGAGCCGGGCAAATTTCGCCAGGACGCCGGGGATGCCCTTGTCCCGTTCTGAGGAATCAGCGGCCACCATCGTCATCGACACCCGCGAACAGGAGCCATATTCGTTCGATACCCGGCTGGCGGCTGCCGTGCGGCGAGCGCTGCCGGCCGGGGACTACTCCATTGCGGGCCTCGAAGGCGAGGTCGCTGTTGAGCGCAAGTCTCTCGACGATTTTGTCGGGACGGTAGTCCATGCCCGGGCGCGATTCCGCCGGGAGTTGCGAGTGCTGGCCGGTTACCGGGCGGCCTGTGTGGTGGTGGAGGCTGGTATCGCCGACGTGCTCCAGCAGCGCTATCGAGGCGACGCCCACCCGAATGCTGTCCTTGGCAGCGCCCTGTCGATCATCCTCGACTACCGCATCCCGGTGTTCTTCTGCGGCAATCGCCAGGCTGCTTGCCATTTCACGCAGGCATACCTGCTTGCGGCGCGAAGGAGGTGGGATCGATGACAGCAGATCGCACATGCATCCGCGGCACCGTGGAGACGGTGTTCTACTCGGGGCCGACGTTCAGCGCCGGGCGGCTTCGCACTTCTGAAGGCGAGGATGTCAAATTCGCGGGGCGGGTATTCGTGCGAACGAGCGATGCCGTCAGGTTGGAAGGGCGGTGGGTGAACCACCCGAAGTATGGCCGCCAGTTCGAGGCGGACTGTATGGGGCACGACCTGGAGATGGACCCCGAGGGGCTGGCCAACTTCCTCGCCAATCACCCCGACGTGAAGGGCATCGGACCCGCGAAAGCGCGGCTGATTGCGGACCGGTTCGGCCGTGAGTTCGACCAAGCAATCCGCAACCAACCAGAGGAGATTGCCGCCACCGCGAAGGTTCCGGTCGAGATCGCGATGGAACTGCAGCGGATCTGGATCGCCAACAGCGAGTTCAACACGGCGATGGCGTACCTCGCGGCCTTCGGACTGACTCACCACCAGGTCACGACGCTGGTCGGGAAGTTCGGCAGCCAAGTGGTCCCGATTTTGGAGCACGATCCGTATGTCCTGGTACGCGAGATTGTTGGGTTCGGGTTCAAGCGGGTCGACAAGATCGCGCGGAAGCTCGGAACGCCGAAGGACCTCCCATCCCGCATCCGCGCGGGGCTGCACTACTGCGTCCTTGAGGCTTTGGACAACGGCGACTGCTGGGTCGAATACGAGGATCTTCTTGACCGTGCCAACACTCTGCTGGTGATGGACACCCTCGACAGCCGTGAGGTGATCGAGACCCACCTGGAAGATCTGATCACGGAAGGGCGCCTGATCTCTCATGCCTTTGAGCGGCTCGTAGTTGCCGATCCGGAGATCCATCGCATGGAAGCGGAACTCGCCACTATCTTGAAGGCGGGTACGGCAAGCAGCCCACATTCGGTTGCCGATGTCGATCGATTGCTCGATGCCGAGGGCGGCGAACTCAATGCCGAGCAGCGTCAGGCTGTGAGGAACGCACTGACGTATTCCCTGTCGTTGATGACCGGCGGCGCGGGCAGCGGAAAGACCTATGCGGTTTCGACGATCGCCTCTATCGCCGAGCGGCTGGAACGGAAGGTTGTCCTTGCGGCTCCGACGGGCAAGGCGGCCAAGCGGCTGGAAGAGGTAGTGGGCATCGAGGCGAGCACGATCCACCGGCTCTTGGGCTTCAACGGCCACACCTACGCGCGCGATGCGATCAACCCCGTCGAGGCCGACATCCTCGTCATCGACGAAGTTTCCATGGTGGATGTTCCGCTCGCCTGGCGGCTGTTCCAAGCGATCGACCGCTCGCGGACTGCGGTCGTGTTGGTCGGTGACCATAACCAACTGCCACCGGTAGGGCCGGGGAATTTGCTCAGGGATCTGGTCCGTTCGGCGGCAATTCCAACAACCATCCTGACGCGAATCATCCGCCAGGCGGGGGTATTGAAAGAGAACTCCACCGCGATCCTCGATGGCGAGGTTCGGCCGACATCGGATGAGCAGGTGGGCGCGCGCCGCCCTTGGTACGTCATCGACAAATTCTCCGATCGGGAAGACGTCCACAGAATGCTGCTCTTGTTGTTCGACGAGGTGTTGAGCAATCGGCTCGGGTACGACCTGATCCGCGATGTCCAAGTGCTAACGCCAACGCACAAGGGTCCGCTCGGCACGGCGGAGTTGAACGTAGCACTGCAACAGCTTCTGCAGAAGCGGCTGTATGGGCTCAACGTTCCGCCGGTCGATCCCAACCGTCGGCCGCCGCTCTACGCCGGCGACAAGGTCATTCAGACGAAGAACGACTACGAGTTGGGCGTAATGAATGGCGCGATGGGTGTCGTGCTTGAGGTCCGATCCGATGGTTCGCTGTCGATCGACTTCGATGGCAGACCGGTGGAAATCGATGCCGGGTCCGATGCCATCGGAAACATCCACCTCGCTTACGCGACGTCGATCCACAAAGTGCAGGGATCGGAGTTCCCGTGTGCAGTCGTGATCGCCCACAAATCGCACTCCTTCATGCACCATCGCAACCTGCTGTACACCGCAGTGACCCGTGCGAAGGAGTCGGTGATCATCCTGGGCGATCGCTGGGGCATCGACAATTGCGCTAACAAGCGACAGGTGGATCGGCGGAACACCTTCCTTTCTTTCCTGCTCGAGGGGGATCGTGGTCAATGAGTGCGCCTGGGGAGGTGCAAGAGTATTACCGGCGGCTGACCGATGTCGATATCGGCGAACTGGCGCGTGAACTGCTCTGTGGCCGGATCATGCAGGAGTCTGACCGGACGCTTTTCTGCGACTGCCCGAACCATCGCAGCCAGTCACAACGTTCGTTGCACATCATGCTCGATCGGCAGGGCTGGTATTGTTTCGGCTGCGGCTTGGGCGGTGACGTACTCCAACTTGTCGAGTTCATCCGGTTCGGTGTCGTCACGCGCGGCCGATCGGGAGCGATGCCCGAATCGCACCGGCAGGCCCGCGACTTCCTCGCCGAACGCGTCGGGCTTCCCGCCCTGTCTCGTATCGGGCGCAACGCGGAGGAGATCTCAGAGATCGAGGAGGAACATCGCCTCAGCCTTCGGGTGCGGGAAGCATTGACGGCACTGGCCGACGTGTATCACCAACGGTTGATCGGGAACACCGAAGTGCTCGGATGGTTTCAAGCGAAGTACGGCATTGGGTTCGAGACCACTGCAAGACTGAGGATCGGTTTCGCGGACAACGCGGAACCCAGTGCTGCGCGCGTCCTTCAAGAAGGGCCCGGTGCTTTCAGTCTGCGGGAACTGACCGCCACTTCGGCATTCCGGCCAACGGCGCAGGACGGTGTCGTTCCTTTCTTTGATGGACGTATTGTGTTTCCGTATTGGAGCCGCGGGCATGTCGTCTTTATGATTGGGCGCCGGACTCCATGGACACCGGAGTTCGAGTGGGAGAAGTCCAAGTACAAGAAGCTGGCTGTCCGCAACGACCGAAACAACAGCCACGTAGCGCCGTGCATCCGGAACGACGTTCTGTACAACGAGGACGTGCTGGTCACGCGCCCGGAGCGGGTCGTTATCACCGAGGGGGTGACCGACTGCATTTCGCTCATGGAGAAGGGCTTCCCTGCGGTATCGCCCGTCACCGTGCAGATCCGCGACGCTGACTGGGATCGCCTCCTCCCGAAACTCGCCGGAGTGAAGACCGTGTTCATCTGCCAGGACAACGAGGTCTCGCAGGCCGGTGCACAAGGCGCGCTGAAGACGGCGCGCATCCTTGCCGAACACGGTATCGCAACGCGAGTGGCCATCTTGCCGCTGGGGGACAAGCAACTCGCCGCACGCCAGGCATTGGCATCGGCGCCCGCTGACAGCTCAGAGGCGCAGCGGCTACTGGCGGAGGCGAAGATCGACGTCAACGAGTACTTTGCTTCTGGAAAGTCCGCATCGGATTTCGAGCAGATCCTTGCCGCCGCGCAGACGCCCCTCGAGTCGGCCATCTCGAAACTCTCTCCCGATACACCGGACGCGGAACTGGCGAAGACGCTGGGCCCGGTCCTTGTCGAGGTGAAGCAACTTGATCCCATCGAACAGCCGCGCCACCTCAAACTCATTCAAGAGAAGTGCGGGAAGGACCGTGTTCCGATTTCGGCATTGCGGCAGCAGATGAAGGTGGTCCGGATTGACACTCCGCGAGGAGGCCGATCGCGCCAGCAAGCCGCCGCAGCCGCCAAACCGGGCGGGCAGTCATGGCGCGATTCCCTTCTACTCAACCTGAACGGGACAGTGAAACCAGTGCTCGCCAATGCGATCACGGCGCTTCGGGGCGCGCCCGAGTGGTCGGGCGTCCTCGCCTACAACGAGTTCGCCCACTTCACCGTCATTCAGAAGCCTGCGCCATGGATGACGCCGGACGCCAGTTTGCCGGTGGATTGGTGCCCGAATGACGACATTCTGGCGACCGATTGGCTGCACCACCAGGGCATCTACGTGTCGGTGGAAAGTGCTGCGCAGGCGGTGGAGTCCGTCGCCCGAGAGCGGCTCTTCCATCCGGTCCGAGAATACCTAAAGAGCCTGGTCTGGGACGGTACACCGCGGCTTCACCTCTGGCTATCAGACTACCTGGGCGTTCCCGCTTCCCCCTATGCTGCGGCGGTCGGATCCAGGTGGATGATCTCAGCGGTGGCTCGCGTGTTCGAGCCGGGCTGCAAGGCCGACTGCTGCCTGATCCTCGAAGGCGAACAGGGCATCCGGAAGTCCACCGCCCTGCGCATCCTCGCCCAGCCGTGGTTCACCGACGAGATCGCCGACATCGGCTCGAAGGATGCCGCGCTGCAGACCCGTGGTGTCTGGGTGATCGAGATCGCGGAGTTGGACTCGTTGTCCCGGTCGGACATCGGCAAGATCAAGGCGTTCATGAGTCGCGGTGCGGATCGCTTCCGCCCTCCTTACGGGAAGCGGCCCATCGAGTCACCGCGCCAGTGCATTTTCGCCGGCAGCGTGAATCATGCGGCCTACCTACGTGACGAAACCGGTGGGCGCCGCTTCTGGCCGGTCGAATGCAAAGCGCCGGTGATCGATGTCGAATCGCTGGCGGAGAACCGGAACCAGCTTTGGGCTGAGGCAACGTCGCTGTACTTCGACGGGAAACCGTGGTGGCTCGATTCAGTGGCGCTCAACCGCGAAGCGGCTCAGGAGCAGGCTGAGCGGTACGAAGGCGACCCATGGGACGAACTGATCCTCGAGTGGGCGGCTGAGCGGGAGTCGGTGTCGATCGCGGATGTTCTCAGCATGTGCCTCGAGAAGAAGAAGGATGCCTGGACGCAGTGGGACCGCATTCGCGTTGCTCGCTGCCTTCGGGCGAACGGGTGGACACGGTTCAACGCTGGGCCGCGCGGCGCAAGGGAGTGGCGGTACCGCCGGCCGGTAAACGACGAGTGACGGTGTGTTCCATTCCCACCCGTGTTCCGGTTGTTGTTCCGGCTTGGTGCTCCAGTCTAACTGTTTTGTTTTCGAAGCGGTGTTCCAGTGTTCCAGCTATTCATCGCGCGCGCACGCGAGAAAGGAATTGAAATGCATAGCTCCGCGACCCGGGTTGACTCACACAGTTCAAATTTTTATGGAAAGAGTACGGAACCCGCATGCGGGACTGGAACACTGGCACACGGGCCAGAAAGCCTTGTGCATCGTGAAACTTGCGGTGTTCTGGTCGAGGGCGGCGCCACAAGCGCAGAGACTGGAACAGTGGAACACGAAGCTCAGGTCGAGATGTTCGTCTCAACCTGCTTGCGAACGTGGACCACCGACCGGCCACAAGTCTTCGCGCGTGATGTTCAGATCAACGACACAGGCTATCGACGGCTCGACCCGGAATACTTTGCATGGCTCCGCTCGAAGATGACAATGGCAAAGCTGGCCGCCAATGCCGGCCAGATCCGCCGCGAAGAGTTCGATGCGCTCCGGGAGAAGTTCAACATCATTCAGGATTGGGCCATCCGTCGATTCGGCGAGCCCGAATTGCTGGAAGCTGTCCGCGGCCTCGACCCACGAACCTACGAGCAGCCTGTCGCCGAACCGGATTCTCCTCCGCAGCCGACCCGACCCGCAGAGGCAGTAAAGGACACCGTCCTGGCGAAGGTTGATGCGATTCGAGAGCGAGCAGTGAGTCTGGGATGGACCACGGACCAACTCTACGCCACAGGTCCGTCCGGCAGGTTTGGCGTCTCTCACGACCGGGGCTTGGTTTGCTACCTGAAACCTCACGACGAGATTGGTGAGGTTACGCGCCAGTCGATCGAGATCATCCTGCCCAATGGTGTGCGGCAGCGGTTCTACAACATGCTCGTCGAGCAACCATGGATTACACGCCTCCGTTGATTCCTGAGTAGACAGTTTGCCAATCGCGTGAGTATCTATTGTCAGGGGCTCGGTTCGACAGGCCGGCGCAAAGCGCACCCTCCGGAAGAATCTCCTACAACGGATACCGAGAGACGGGACTCTCGCCAATCTCCTTCCCTGTGCTGTCGTACCCGAAGTGTGCCTCGATGAAGCCTGACCAGAAGATCCCCTACTATGCGCCGGATGGACGGTCGCTTGGTTTCCGAACCGCCGAAGCCGCCAAGCGGTTGATCGACGGTGGATTCGTGAAGCCGTCCTACGGGCGCAAAGGACACTTGAAGGCGATCTGGCTGCGGCGGGAGGACGGCACGAGTCCGGTTGAGGCGCGCGTGAAGCTCGGCACACGCTACAGCTTCATCGAAACGCTGGAGAACGGTCGCTGCTGGAGGCTTCGGAAGCTCCGGTTGCGCGACGAGGACGGCGTCGAATTCAACATCGAGCCGGCGTTCTTCTCAGTGGTCCAGGGATGCCTTGCCCGATGACAACCCGCAAGCCCAAACAAGGTGGACGCTTCATTGCCTGGATGCGCGGTGCGTTCACCAGCCGATCGGCGAGCCGGCCCAAGAGGCGGCCGCGCTGTAAGGCACGTTGAGGTCCATTGGGTCCTCGGAAGAGGCTCTGGGCGGCGGGTGGGCAGAGTACACGCTGCCGCTAGCGCCAAGGTCAAAAACTAGGCTGACACGGGTTGACGCGGCCTGATGCAAGTGGTTGTTACGAAACCCATTACGCTGTCACCCGATTCGCTCGCCGTGGTTGACATGCCCAGAGATCTCAGCCCGTTCACACCGTGACGGGCAAACCGTTCTGATTCAAAACCAACCTTCGAAGGGAGAACTACCAACCATGCCTGAAGTTGCCACGCCGAACCAGGCCGAACGCGAGTTCGAGACCGGGACGGACGAATCGTTCAAAAACACGAGCGCCACCTCTGGAGCCGCGCACAGCGAAAACCAGCGCGTGACGTTCGCCAACATCAAGCGGACCTACGACGTCTACCAGGATCTGGACATCCAGGCCGCGCGGCAAGCTCTGACCGAGCAGACGCGGCTGAACCAGATCGCCTCGCAGGCGCTCCAGAACGCCGTCGAGACGGCGAACCTGGTGTCGAAGCAAGCGGTGCGCCACTCGGACATCGCCATCGACGGTCAATGGAATCCCATCCAGCAAGGCGCGGGCGACACGCTGACGGCCCGCGCTGTGGCGATCGACGACGTTTCGCTCAAGGCCATCGGCGCGGTCGTCGCCGCCGCCGTGGCCGACGCGCTCGCCAGTCGCAAGTAGTCTTTCTCCTCCGGGCGCATGAAGGGCGGTCCCGCGCTCCTCCGCAGGGCCGCCCGCTTTTTCACACGCAGGTGAATTCCCATGGCTGACCGCTTTGCACTGGAAGCACGATCGTTCGGCAAGATTGCCGTGGCCGTGCCAGGGACGCCTGTGCGGCTCACCTCGGATGAGACCGTGCGCGCGATCCGCCTGCGCTTTG